AGTAGTAAATGTTCCTGTCATATTTGATAATGTAGGATTTCCATTTACAGTATACGTATTAGTACCTGCTCCACCACCGCTAGCATTAAATGTTAATTGAGTGCTGCCTCTAAATACTCTAAATTCCGTAGCACCTGCACCTAATTCTGAACCCGCTACAGTACCAGTTACTGTGGCTGGGAAAGCATGAGTAGGATTTGTTAAAAATACAGTGTGTCCATCGTTTCCTTCTTGAACTGCAAATACTGATAAACTATCACTAGCCTCTACGGATTCTCCATCTTCTTTAACATTTACTTGATAAACTTTAGGAGTTGTAAACGATGTTTGTGGTATTGCTACCCCTTCAGTACTTGAAGTAGTAAATGCTTGAATTTGACTTCCATTTTCCAAATACTGGAATCTAGCTGCAGTAAAGTTTTTTGCGTCTGCGGCTAGTGTTAAAGTTTCACTTCCTGAACTTCCTGTTCCCTGGCCTGCTACTAAAGCTCCATCTTTGTCATAATTAATTGCATATTCGTTTGAAGTTAATTGAACTGTTTTTGCATTAGATCCAGCAGCTCCAATATTTCCTGTTTTAGATTTTGATATAGAATATGTTTGGTCAAGAGTAAACTGAGTTCCATCTGGGGATAAGTTAGCTGGTATAGTTGCTCTAAATACTGCAGTGCCTTGATCAGCACTCATGCTAGATACAGTATATACACCAGTGGTGCTATTTATTGATACATCTACTCCTGTTTCAGAGTTGACTGCATAAGTTACTTGTTGTCCTCCGCTTGTAGCAGTAGTTATGTCTGTTGATCCTACAAATACTTTAAATGTTCCACCAGCATTAGTAAAACTTGCTCCTGTGCCGTCTGAGGCTGTTGCTACAGTATGAGAGTTATTTGTTAAAAATGCAGTGACACCATCAGAACCATCTTTTACACCAAAGATTGTAACAGAGTCTGTTGCTTCTGGACTTCCACTTGGGGTTCCATCAAATAGTTTTACAACAACATTAACACTAGCATTTGCAGCAGGTTCATCAGAGTCAAGTAAAGTGAAGTTTCCAGTAGTATTTGTTTCTTTTAATTGTCCACCAACTAAGAATTGATAATTAGGTGTTCCACTAAATGCTCCAGTTCCTTGATCTGCTGTTGTAAATGTTATATCAGTACTTTCTCCACCTGTTGCAGAGTAACTAATGACATGAGTGCTAGGAGTAAGTTTGATTGCTTTTGCATCTTGTCCTAAACTTCCTGAGCTTCCATCTTTACTTACTGTAACTGGTATAAGTTCTGAAAAACTTTCATTTGAGTTTGAATCTGTTGTTGTTACTTTTACAAATTTATTTGCTGTATCGTGAGCAAAACTAGAGGCATCAATAGTCGCATTATATGGTGCGCTACTGTCTACCACACTTGCATTATTATTTGTAAATGTTACATCACTTGCAGTTGTAGTTGTATCTGAATTAACAAGTGTAAAAGTTACATTAGATGCAGTAATATTTCTTAATGTTGCTGTAAGTAGAATATCTTGAGAAGCTCCGCCTGGTGTAAGACTATTAGATGCATTGAATCTTAGTTGAGCACTAGAAACATCTACGTCAAGTTGTGGTGAAGGTACAAGAGCAAGTGCTGTTGTGCCTGCTCCTATTACTGTATTAAACTCACTATGAACAACTCTTACTGCTTGCGAAGAAGTGCTTTTAGCATCTCTTCTATGTCTTATCCAATAGTAAAAAGTTCCTGCAGTACCTAGTGCATCATTAAATGTTGTAACATTATCTACTACTGCCTGTAGTTGAGCATGATTAGGTATTGTACCACTACTGCCCTGAGAACTTGCTCTCCATATTTCTGTAGAATCTGTAGCTTCTTTAAATCCTGTACCATTTGTCCAGTTAAGTGTAACTATACCTGGTTTATTATTTGATGTGCTAAGACTTGTTGGTTTTGAAGGAACAGCAAACTCCTGCCCCATTCCTGAAACTGCTCTATGTGCTAGAGTGGCTCTTTGTTGAGTAATCGCATATATTGAATCATCATACTCTCGTGCTTTTACACTTGTAGTACAATTTGAATTATATGTTAGATTTTCTATTCTGAATAACTTACTTTCAAAACCAAAAGGCTCGTAAGTAAAAGAAATAACCTCGCCAGGTTTTAAAAGTAATCCTTTCGGTCCTAAAGTAAAACTTATTTCTTTGCTATATCTACTTTGAATTAATTCTTTTTCTACATTAACTCTAGCGTTATAATAACTTGTAATTCCAGTAAAAGGAAAACTTCCTGTTTTCACTATTCCTCTATCTGATTTTAAGAAATCTGCATTAAAGAAAGATACACTTCTTGAATTAAAATGATTTTGAGGGTCATTTAAACTTGCTTTAATTGTATTTTTTGATGTTTTTAAACTATTATCATTTAAAGATATTGTACCTATTATATCAGAGTTATCAATATATTCTGGATTTGTTTGTATTCCGTCTGTTAAAGATAAAGTAGGAGTTGACTCCTGAGTTTCTACAGACATTACATATTTACCATTTGAATAAGATAATATACCATTATAGTGTGAAAGTATAGCATTTACATTATCAAATAAAGGTTTTGAAGTATCAATATAAAAATTAGTTTGATGACGTGTAACATTAAATTGTTGTGAGTTTATCCACCCAATATATCTCCAATACTTTACAAAATCACTATCATATAAACTATATCCTACTCCATTTCCAGAAACATTCATTGCAAGAGTACTACTTCCGCTTCCAGAAACTTTTGTTAATGATATGCTAGTAATAATTGTCCAGTTACCACTAACACCACTAGTGTGAGTAGGTTCTGTAGTTTCATACCCACCACTTCCAGTATATTGGTAATAGTAAGGAGTATTTCCTGAGTCTTGACGAAGTATAATATCTCCAGGACTATATAGTATGTGCTGTCCAAAAGGTCTTAAGAATTTTCCTGAGACTTTTGTAAAAGTAACACTTGTAGTACTACTCGCTGTAGTAAGAACTTCTCCAGAAGCTACATGATTACCGCTATAAGAAAGTTTATAAATATCTCCTGCGGTAACATTACCTGCACTTGCCAAACTAACTGTTACATCAGCTCTTGTGTCACAAAGTAAGGCAGCTTCTCGTACTGATGCGATATCAATATCTTCTTCTATATCTAATCCTTTACCATATCTATTATCTATTAATAGATCAGTTGTTTGAATAGCTGGATTTATAGAAGATCTTTTATCTAATCCTTTACCTTGTATTACATAAGTATCATTATTATTTGTAGTTGAAGTTATTGTAGGGGTAAATATTAAAGGAGCTTCTAGTCTTATTATATTATTTGATGTATCTACAGAAGTAATTTCTCTGATTTCTTCTGTTTCCATCACTTCAAAAAATGAGCCAATTAGTTCATTAGAGGTAAGTGTAGCATGAGGGCTTGCTCTAAACTCATGAGTTGAGTTTATGAAGAAAGCATCAGAAGGCATTATTGTTATATTAGTATGTAAATTAGTTTGATTTGGTGTGAATCTATAGTTAGAGATAGCTAAATTAGTACTAGAACCAGTTAATCCATGTACTCTCATGGTCTTATCTTTAACAGATTTTAATATATTTGGTAAAGTTCCACCTATTTTTATATGTGCTTCACTACTAGAAGAAGTTCCAGTTGTGTCTGGATAAAGTTGTAAAAATTTAGTTTTTGCTGCTGAAGTAAGTGTAAGAGTGAGTATACCATTTGAGTCAGTAACTGCATTAGTAATATCTATTTTATTATTATTAAGTATATTAAGAGGAGTATCTTGTACATTTGAATTGTACGGAAGCATATGCCAATATTTATTTGAACTCGACTTTAGTCTTACAAATTTTCTTTGAGGCACTCCATAATCACTGGTTTTTGCTACAGCTGTTGCTCCTGATCCGCCTCCGCCACTAATTGAAATTGTAGGTGCTGAAGTATATCCACTTCCTGGATTTATTATAAATAGTTTTTTAATCTTTCCATTTTCAATTCCAGTAACAGTTTTTCTTTTTCCAAATAGTCCTGCTAATCCACCACTTTTTTTCTTAAACGCTGCTTGAACAGTTGCTCCTGATCCACTTCCACCAGAAATAGATATAGTAGGAGCTGAAGTATATCCAGAACCAGAATTTGTAACTTCTATTTCAGTAACTGCATTTAACCCTAAATTTGGTTGTTTGTCTAGTATGAATCTTACTTGGCTTACTCCTCTAGAATTAACATCTATATATTTATGTAAAATTCTAAATCCTGTTTCAGCTTGCCATGTTGTACCATTATAAGAAGTTTCTACACTAATGATGTCGCCTTCTTTAAAGTTTACTGCATTATCTGCTTCTCCTCCATATGCGGATTGAGTAGCTGCTTGATATACAGGGTCAGAAACAAAAGTTCCATCATAATTAAAACAATGTAATGCTTTTCCTTTTACTACATACTCTACTTCAGGTAAAGTTGTAGAATCAGCATCAATCTTAAATTTTGCTACTGCATATGCTGTATCTAATAAAGTATGGTCAGGTGACCAATATCTTTCTAAACCAGTATAGTAACTATCTTGTCTTTTAAAGTTATCTCCTGCTGCAATAGTTGCTAATACATTGCTTGTTTTTTGAAAGGGTCTTCCAGCATGAAATGTAAAATCTATATCGTGTGGAGAAGATATACTTGCAGATTCTTCATGTCCTAAACCTTGCAAATCATCAGTGACACTAGCTTCAGGTATATTGTTTTCATTTATAGCAACATAATCGTCATACAGATTTTCATAGTCTTCTTCTGCCGCATCCGAATACGCATTATTGTACTCGTCAGTTAAGCCTTCTTCATCTAGCCACGCTTCGAAAGATACTGTTCCACTACTATTTATATTTGTTCCACTTAGTGTTCCGCCTCTATCCATTCTACCATAACAAGTAAGAGCTGTAGCATCAGAGCCTGTTCTTGCAGTAGCATCTTGAGCATCTACACAAAGAAGAGAGTTACTATCTATATATAAATTGTATATACCTTGAATCTCTCCTTCTGACAATCCGTAAGCTACATAAATAGAATTTGGGTCATTTTTTAAAGTATCAGCAAAAATAGGTATGCCAGGTACTCTCATAACACCGTATACTACTGGTAAGTATTTACCTTGTAAATAAACACTTAAATCTACATCATGATCGACTTCTTCCTGGTATTCTTCTACATAAGTTTTTGTGCCTCCAAGAAGTCCTGCTAATCCACCTCTTCTTTTCTTTTTATTTCTATATCTTGTTTCTGAAGTTTGGTAAGTTGCTATTGTATTTAATGACATCTCAGAATGTAAGAAACCTAAGTCTGAGGCATATTGAGGTTTAATAGCTAGTAACTTTTGAGGTTTACCATTAGAGTCTAAAGCTCTATGAATTTCATCTGAACTTATTCTACCTGCTACTTGACTAAAATCTCCCCAATGACTAGTCATGTTCCATTGAACTTTGGTAGACTTAGGAGTTTCTTGTATATTAGTTGAAGTTATAAATCCTCTAAAGGTTAGTACAGCATCTCCTATTATTGCTCCTGTATCAGGATTTAAAAATACTTTAAAAACATCTACTTTTCTGTTTACAAAAGAAGGATTTGTAAATACTAATTTTGTTCCATCTGAAATACTAGCTTGTGTTTTGCTTAATTTTAAAGTTGTTCCTGTTATAGAAGTTACTACTGAATCTATTTCTACTCCTGCTCCTGAAACCAACTGTCCAAGTTTTATCTTTGTATTAGCTGATTGAAGAGTGATTTGATTGGTGTTTGTTACTGCACTATTTACAAAAGACTCTGTGCCTTTATCAAGAGTTGCTCCAAAAATCTCTTCATTTAATAATCCTACTGTAAAAGGAGATGATAAAGCTGAAACTAAAAATGAGGAATCATCAGGGTCTATACCAGTTTGTTTTAATGTTAGGACAGTATCATTTAGACCAGATATGATAAATATTTTTTCACTGACTGCGTCTCTTGAAATACTTCCTGCATCTGTACCTCCAGAAAATAAAGTTCCGTTTTGTTTCTTAATTGATATTTTATCTCCAATTTTAAAGCCGCTTTCTGCCCAGCTAAAAGGGAGTCCGTCTATTACTGTAGAAGTTGAAGTAAGAGTACAAGTATCATCTAAATCTCTTGTTGAGTTGTTTGCTGATAAAGTTCCATTTAAATTAACTTTTAGTCCCAAGTACTCGCCCGGAACTGTAATGTTCATATTTGTTGCTTTTGCTTTTGTAGTTTCTGAGTAGCTTCCTATAGTTAGTAATTGATGTGCATTATAGGTATCGCCTTTATACTCGATATCTCTAGCTCCGTCTGTAAGATATACGAATCTGTTTTCATTTTCACGAAACTCTCCTTGAAAAGGATTAAAAGGTCTTTCAAATTTTATTAAATGCGCATACTCAAACGGCTCATTATTTATGAGAGCAGTTTCTAGTGCTGATGGTAATATTCTTTTTGCCATTTATACTTGTGCCTCCTCCAATGAAAGAGAGAACTGATATAAGTTATTAGTACCTAAGTCGTATTCTCTCACATCTGAAGTTTGTATAACTCTAAATTTAGTGTTAGTATATACTACACCTTGTCCTGAAGCTACTGCTTTTTCAATGTGTGGACTTACATAGTACAATCGCTGACTACTAGAAGGTTGAGTACCTCCTGTTAGATAATCTGAATTTGTTAGTACTCGAGTTATTTGGTATGCTTTTTTATGTGTGCTATTATTACTGTCGTTAAAATTAATCATATCGCCTATTTTTAACTCACCATTACCTGAGCCAAAACCTGCAGCAACAAAATGATTAGCACCAACGGATACAGCAGTATTTGTTGTAATTGTTCGATTAAGTGTAGAATCTCTTGAAGTAGAATATTGTGGTAATATAACGAAGAATGGCTGTAGTTTACCGCGCTTCTCTTGTAAAAATGCGTAAATGGGTTCGAACTGTTCTCGAGTCATTGGATTATATGAAATTTGAATTTTCCACCTTTGCCCAACTATAGCTCGAGATATCACTCTTCCACTATTTGTGCGTGAAATTGAGGAAGGTTGTTCGCTAGTAAATTTTACTGAGGCAAAGCCAGGCCCAGCACTTCCACTGCTGTCTGCTTGTCCTGCATCTCCTATCTTATTACTAGGGTCAGGTAGTATATTTAAAAAATCACTAAATGCTGCCATTATGTGTTACTCCCATATGTTTGTGTGTCTACTGTTTCTAAAAATCTTTCGCCGTTTTCGTTTGCTGCTTCTCTAAGCATTCTAATAATGTTTCCTTTCTGATTCATGAGTACATCTTCTACTCCAGAAGCATCTATAGCATTAATTGAGAAGTTAATATTTTGTGCTCCTCCGCCTAATGCAAAGTTTGGTGTTATGTCTACTGGAATTGATGGAGTTACTACTTCTGGTCCTCTTTCTCCAACTACTATGCCTCCATCTGCATATCCTCTTCTTCCCATTGCACCACCAGCTCCACCTAAATCTTGTCCGGTTGTTCTTCCGCCTCTTAAGTAATTAAGTTCCCCTCCTGTTGCTTGTCGAGAAACATCAACAGCATTACTTCTTTGTCCTATTTGTAAATTCGATGTACTTGCAGTTGGTGTTTCACCAACTCCTCCAGTAAATTTTAGTTTTGATATAAGACCAATCTGTGCAGCACCCATTGCTGCAATCATTCCTGCGATTACACTCGCAAAAGGAAACTCATAAGGAGTTGAGATATTGAGAGCACCTGCAATACCAGCTGCTGTAGAAGCTATTGCTTGTGCTAACATTAGCTTTTTATTAATTTCAAATTGTTTTTTCTGCATTTGAACTTTTTTCTTTTCAAGTGCTGCAAGTTTTGCCACTGATTCTTTTGATTTTCCATCTCTTTTCTTTTCTGCTTCTATTTCTGCGTCAATTTGTTTAATTCTGTTTTGAGAAAATGCAGAAAAAACACTTTGTAATTGACCTATAGAGCTACTAATTGCAGTAGCCATTGCTTGGAATCTTTCTCCTTGTGTGGCTTCTTGATCACTAAGAACTTTGTCTAAATTTGTAAAAATATCTAAAATGCCCATAGAAGCTCTACCTAAAGAAGCTGGAAAAGCTCCATTCTCGCCAAAAGTACTTTCTAAAATAGCTGCAAAATTTAATACATGAGTTTGAAGAATTGCCATATCAATAACTGCTTTTTCAACCCCAGCACCTAATAATTTTGTAACTAATCCTTCTGTTTTCTCGCCTGTTTTTTCATCAATTACATCGTTTAAAGCCCTGGCATCTGTTATTGCTTGACTAATAGAATCTCCTACAGTGCTTCCAGCAAATTCTTTTTCAAATAGTTGTACTATCTTTTCACCAAACTTTTCTGTTTCTCCAGCATAAGTACTTATTATTGTGTTGGCTGTATCTGTGGCTGCTTGATCTAAAGCGTTTTGAGTTAAGCTTATATCAATATTTGTTTCTCTTACTTTATTTCTTTCAGCTATAAGTTTTTTTAACTCTGCTTTTTCTGCCGCATTCATTGTTCCTGAAAGATGTTTGCCCGTTAACTCTAATTGTCTCGCATTCATTTCATTTACTACAACTTTATTTCTTTGTTTAATTACATCTAACTCTAGCTTGGCTAGTTTAAATTGAAATTGAGCTACTTCTATTTCAGCATCTATTCTTTCTTGTAAGTTTCTATTTCTTATTTCTTCTTCTTCAATAACAGTTGCTATTTTTGTTGCAAAGGTATCGTCGATTCCTCCACCTGTTTGTGCTTGTGCCAGTCTATTCTGTATAGCAACTCGAGCTTTTAAAGAATCATTTAATTTTTTCTCAACGTTCATAAATAATAACGCAGCTTTTACTTTATCATTTTCTATTCTTAATTGTTGAGTAGCAAGTCTCATTTCTTCCTTGCTTTCTTCTGTCTGTAATTGTCTTATTGCAAGAATTGCTGAATGAACTTGTTGCATAGTTTCTGCTTGTAAACCAAGTTCTTTTTCTCTACCTACTAATGAACCTACAGTAGATAGTTCTTTTAGTCTTTCTTCAGTAATTCCTGTTGCTGCTATTTTTCTATTTACTTCTTTTTGTAAAAGTTCAAGCTCTATACTTCTTCTTGCATTGAGAAGTTTATTTTCCATTTCTATTGCAGTAACAGAAAACTTTAATAATCCTTTTATTTGCGAACGAAGTCCTTTAATTTCATTTAATAAACCTTTTTGTTGAATAAGTAATTCTTGTTGTCTTTCAAACTCAAGTTGAACATCTCTTAATACTTGTAGTCTCTCTTCTTCTGTGTTGTTAATATCAGTAAGTGCATTTCTTTGATCTTCAGTTAGCAATGCTAGTACAGCATTATCAGCAACAATTTCATTTAACAAATCTGTTCTTTCTTGATCTCTTAGCGTTGCTATCATAATATTTTCATTAATTTGTTTAAAGCTTCCTAAAGGTTTATCTACTTGAGTTTTTGTTATCAAAGAATCAGAAAATTCTCTTGCAGAATCTCTTGCACCATCTATAGCTGATTTAATACTTTTAAAGTTTTCAGCTTCTAATCTTGATCTAGCTAATATGTCATCTCTAACTCCTTCTGCGCCTATACCAAAAAAGAACTCTCTTCTGCCAAGTTTTCTAACAAGACGATCCATTTCCTCGGTAAGCTCTCCACCACTGTTTCTAAGTTGCTTTATAAAGTCATCAATATTCTGTTGAATTTGTTGTTGTGCAGTATCTCCGAAAAAATCAGAAACAAATGCATTTATTTGCCTAACTATAAATCTAGTATCTTTCACGTAAACATCAAAAGCCTCGATTTGTTTTTCTAATGATTCAATCGTTGAAAGAGTAGCTTCTTTAAGAGCCAAAGTTGAATCAGTAATTCCTTTAAAATTTTTCTCTCCTCTAAATTTTCCCAATTGTTCATTAGCATGGTCTAATTTTCTGGTGAACATATCTAAAGTTTCTTCAGCTTCTTTATTTGCTTCACTAAGTTTTCCTTGAGCTTCTCCAAAAAATCCTATTTTTTTAGCAATAAAGGTTAATACAGGTATGGCAAGCATTATAATAGAAATAAATGGCATAATTGTCATCATAACTTTTTGTATTTTTACTGCTGCAACGCCTAATGTTCCTTGAAGCCTAAGTGTAATTTTATCTAAGAAACCAAATTTTATTCCTGCTTGCTCTGCTTTCAGTCCTGCTAACTCAATTGCGGGTCCAATTGATTTAAACCCTGCTCCTAAACCTTCTAGTTCTGCTGTAGCTACTACTCCCGCTACAGCGTCAGCTTTTATTATAGATTTTTCTGCAGCTAGTCTGGTCATATCAGCAAGCTCGTTCTTTTTGGCACCGGGCATTGGGCCTTCAAAGTTAATCAGTTGTTCTTCTTGACGAATTTTCTTTATTATTGCTAATTCTGCTTTTAGTAATCTTAATTCTTCATTAGCAGCTGCATTTTTCTTTCTTTGTTCAAGTCCTCGTTTAGTTTTTAAATCTCCTAATCTTTTTTCTATAAGTACTTCTCTTTCTTTTAGTCCTATTTGTTTTTTTAAATCTAGTTCAATTTGTTTAGAAGCAGCTCTTCCCCCAACTTTTAATTGTGCTTGTGGGCCTTTTTGACTAGCTGCTGTAGCTGCAGCTCTTTGATCATCTAATTTAGCTTTTCTTAACTTTGCAAATTGAACTTGTTCCTCTCTTAACTGCGCAATTTTTGCTTGACTTTGTTCAGCACTTTCTGCGGCAGATTTTTTGGCTTCTTGTGCATTCATTGCTATGCCTAAAGTGAATTGACCAATTGCAGGAATAACTAATCTTAAAAGAGTTATTCCAATAATCGCAAAGGCCTGTCCAAAAAGTATCTTGTTTTCTGAGAATATATTTACTAAAGGCCCAATTCCTTTGTTAAGAACTGTAAGAATATTTTGTGTTATATCAGAAAAAGTTGTAGCTAGTTTAGCAAAGGGATCGATAGGCACATCTGCAAATGCTTGGAATTTTTGTTGTCCTTGAGCTATTGCTTCGTTAGCAAATGCTTGTCTTCTTTGAAATTCTGTTAAACTTCCTACACTTACACCTAACTTAGAAGCATATTTTGAAGCGGCTTCATTAACACGAACAAATAAACCAATTTCATCTAAGAGTTCAGGCTCTACTTTAATAACCCCTCTAAATATTCTATCTAAAGCGTCAGGCAGGTTTCTACCAAGAGACACAGCAGCATTTCTTGCTACTTCTCCTAGTTCCATTATTTGTTTTGATTCGAAACCCGCACTAAGAGCTAGTGAGGTTGCACGAAGTGAATTTGCAAAATCCATACCAAAGCCAGAAGCTTCTTGTAAGTCTCTTGCTACTCCTCGTATAGATTTTCCTGAAACAACTTCTAATTGAGTCATAGATTCAACTAAAGTATCTATCTGAGCCGATCTAGAAAGAATACCAAAAGCAGCACTTAAGGCAAATACGTTTGCAGCTAATAAAGCGTAAGCACGAACAAGGCCTCCAGAGCCTCCTCCTTCCATACCTTGTTGCATTTTAGAGAACTCTTTAGTTGAGTTCGAGGTCATATTTGCCGCTGCACGTGTTCTTCTACTGTACTTATCAACGGATTTACTAGCTTTATCAGAGGAGCTTGAAACTTTTTTCTGAGCTTGGTCTACTTTATTTAACTTAAGTAAAACTTTATCAAAGCCTTGCTCTATAGCTTTTACTATAAAAGTTGTTTGTTCTTGTTGTGCCATTATTTCTTTATTTTATCTAACTCTGATTTGAGTTTTCTTTGAGACAGTTCTATTTGTCTCGATTCCATAAACGTTATTACTTCAAATGTAAAATCTTTTAAATGTCTTTTTACATTAAACTCTTTTAGTAAGAATTTAAAATTTGTAAAATCTTTTCCTATATATCCAACATCTGGGTATATTCTATTGCCTAGCAAATTGTATATACTAACTGCTGTTAAAACAGGAGAAGGAAAATCTTCCCATTCAACTGGACACTTGTCCCAATCTATTTCTTGTCCTGTTTCTTCGCACATCATAAGGTATTGCTCCTTAGTCATGCCTATATCAGCATTATCCAGTTGGTTTTTGAGCTTTTTTAACAGTATTTGTTTGTTTTGTTCCACGAAAGTTTTCTAAATCAAAGACTACCTCGTTGAGCCAGTTATCAAATTCACTAGAATTCTCAACTAAAAGTATGGAATTATCTTGTGTAAAATCTAATTCTGTCTCTACATCTTGTCCCTGTAAATCAACTAAAATTAAATCTTCTAAATACTTAAGTTTTAGTCCTTTCCAATTTTTTACTGTTTTTTCTGCAAACTCTTTGACAAATTTTTCATCATCTAGATTTTCTTCAAATTGTCTAGTTTTTCTATTAAATTTATTTTGAATACAGTTTTTTCTAATATTCTGCAATTCTTTTCTTGATAGATTTGCAAGTTCTACTTCAAATCCTTCTAATCCTGGGAATTCTACCCAAGAGGTTTTACTATCCACTAGTAATGATTTTAATTCCATATATTTCTCCTTAATATGTTATTTGGTTTCCTAAATCAGTAGGAGTTCCTACTAATCTAAAATCGTAAGTTTGTGTAAACACTTCTTCTACACTAGAACGTTTAGTATACATACAGTCTGCTAAATTTGCATTAAAAAATATACTATTATTTACTTTAGTTCTTATCTGTACTGAAGTGCTTGTATTAAATGTTTGATACTCAGAAGCATTAGCATCACTATGAAATTGAGTGATGTTTCCACTAACATTTCTGTCTGTCAAACTATAGTCTGAAGGATACATTGCATTTGTTGCATTTGTAACACTTAGACTATTTTGTAGTGTCTCATAAGGAGTCCATTCTATATTATTTTGTATTTGTAAAGTTGTTGTTACTAAATTAGAAACAGTACTATTACTTACTAGTACATCTAATAAAGGTTTAGTGGGAGTTCTTGTGGCACTTGCAGATTGCAAATTGCCAGGAAGTGAATAATTTTCATCTCCTACCCTACTTAGTTTTTTACCTTGTCCGCTTACATTTAATATTAAATGAGACCCTTTTGCAAACTGAAACTCTCCTTGAGTAATGACACAACCTTCTATTTTAAAAGTGCCATTTGTAGATACTACATAAATATCAAAAGACTTTAATTGTTGGTCTCCTGATGTAGTAACTATATCTGTCAAAAGTTCAAGTATAATTTGCTCATCTTTCTCTGTTGTTAAATGAGTGCTAAAACTAAAATCGGCAGGATTAGCTTTTGTTATACTCGTTCCTCTAAACATCTTTGTTTGATCGTGTAAAGTCTTTACTGAATACGCATCTTCCGCAAATGTTTGAGTTAGAGTAAGATTAGGAGTAATCTTTACATTGTATCGATTACTCCCAAAATGTATGTGGAGCTCGCTCTCTCTAAGAAAGTTAAACCCCGACATGGTTAGACCGCTGTACTAGACGCTTTGTCGTAACCTGTTTCGGTAAAGGTAGTTGAACCTTTAGCCTTAATTGTCATTTCATCAGTTGATGAAATAGTTGTACCTAATGCCATAAATTCAATATTTGTTGAAATAACATCTGCTACTTCAAGGACAGGTATTTGTATATGTGCTCTTGGTACATCAAACTCAATCACAGGAGTAGCAGAACTTCCGCCGCCCATGAATAAACTCATGTTAAATGAGTTAGTAACTAAGTTTGTAGCTCCTTGTAAATTCTTCAATAATTCGTTAGAACCATTTGATTTTGTATCAAGGTAGCAATTTAGTGTTCCAGAGATTTGTCTTGTTCCTGTAAACGAACCAATTGGTTGGTCAACGATTCCAAGAGTTTCTGGAGTTAGGTAAGTAATATTGTTAGCTATAGTAATAGAGCCTCCAATAATATTGATGTCATAATCTGTAACTGCATCTAAACCTCCTGCAGAAGATCCTCCACCTTGTACTAAGTTAGAAAGAGTTAATGCTGATAATTTATTTCTAAGATAATCTGCATCATTTGTTCCACTAACATCAACAAAGTTGAATTTTTCTACATCAGTTTTAACAATTGTTTGTGTGCCGCTACCTGAACCAGACACATTGTTGCCTTTAGAAGGATCTTCTATAGCTCCTGCGGCTGAGGCTGTTAGCTGGTCAATACTTGTAGCATTACCAGACCAACTTAAGGTTGCGATTCCATCAATAGAGAAATCAATCTCTACTTGGTTAACTTGACATTCATTAAGTCTGTAAGTTGTATTTTCTAGTGCAAAATAGATTTGTAGTTTTAGCAATTCGTGAGAATTAGATGCTGAAAAATCAACATCTGCTGTACTAGCAGTATATGAGATACCTGAATTAGTAGTATTACCACTATTAGTATCTTTATCTGCAGTTGTCATTGTCTGACCAGATAGTGCTGCCCAAAGAATGTTCTCTGCATAATCATGTGTACCACTTGCTCTAAAGCTGTTTGTTCCATGTTTGAAAGGTCTTGCATAAGTTTGGAAAGACCATTCTGCAGGTGCTAAAGAGTCATTAAATCTCTTTGAACCCCTGTTTGGAGTAGAACCAGCTTCACTGATTGTTACATCAGTACTCTCGTTTGCTTGGGAAAAACTATAACCATCTAATACACCAATTTTAAAAGTATTTGCGTCTCTTTCATTTCCTTTGAAAAGACCAAGCGCAGTTCTATTACCGTCAAAAGTAGTAGTAGTTGCAGTGTTTGCACCATCAATTTTCATAGCAAATCCTGTGCCAGTTCCTGAAGTTGCAGATTGTGTTAAATCAGCGTTGTCAGTCTTTGCTCCAGAACCCCTACCATTATTAGTCAATGTTACAGCAGTTACTGCACCACTATTTACTGCGGTTACAACAACATTCACAGCAGTTGCGCCAGTACCAATAGTAATTACATCACCAATAACGTGACCTGAGCCACCTGTTATGTTATCTAATTCTATTACTCCACCGCCACTAGTATGAACACCGTTTACTGTGCTTATAAATACTTGGGTATTTCTCGATAGATTTAAAGCCATTGCTTTCTCCTATTATTTTCTTTGGAAAGGATTTCGCTTGATTTTAATCAGCGTCTTCGTTTCCTAATATCGTACTTCAACAGTTATTTCCCCAACGCCCAGAGGGGCTATCGCGCCTTCATCAGTTGTAATACTTTGTATTGTCACTGATGTTGTAGCTTCATTAGGTTGAACGCTGTCATCGTACACTAATACATCATTATCGTCAATAATCTTTTCGATATCTTCGATCAATAATGCTAATTCTTCTTGGGAGTCGTCATTACTATGTACATAAAGTCGTATCGATAGTAATAAAAATCTCCATTTAAATCCTCCTGGTTGGTATTGTCTGCTTTCATCTCCAGCAACAACACATACCTTAGGGAATTGTTCAATTTCATCTATAAAAGTAAGAGAGCTATCTGCATTTTCAAAGATATTAGTATTAAAGAGATGGCTACCATCTATTCCTTTAATCTTTTCGGCTAAAGCCACTGCTATCTTTTTTCTTTGTGTTCTATAAATAGCCATTATACTCTCCTTAGGTAGAATGTAAACTTTTGCTCAGATAGTTCTAATGCTAAGTTTCTTATACTTTTCTTTATTAGAGGTCGAGGGTCATAGTTTGGATCCCACTTGTCACTCCTTTCAAAAGTTGCATAAGGAAATAATAAATATGAAAAATCTCCTTGTATCTGAGTTTCTCCTCTAGGCTGTAAACTTAATAATACAGCACTATTTGAAAATCTTCCTGTTCTGTTAATTAGTGCAGGTCTACCCATATTTCTTCTTATCTCTGCACCCAATCTTCTGTTAATTCTTGTTCTTAATTTGTTTAACTCTCTTTGAGTTTCTCCGCCTTCTCTACTTTTCTTTCTGCTCTTTGCTACCTTTGTACCTAGTATAGAGGCTGCGGCTCTTATTTCTTCGTTGGCTTCGTCAATTAAATGATTTGTTAATTTTTTAGGAAGATATTTTATTCCATAATTAACTTTTCTTTTAGGAGAGACTGATTTTGTCTTTCCTTTGTTTTGTTTCTTGCCTTTTGCTAATTTACTTAGCGCTTCCTGTCTTGACTTACCTCTAGCTTTTGAACCTGTTATATTATCTATACCCACTTTTCTTATGGAGTTTACTAATCCTGCTCCAAAACTTTGCATTGCTTCAGGTATATCACTAGCTTTACTTGCGCCGAGAGCCTTTGCTCTGGCTGAAGCTATTGCTCCTTGCCTGTTACTTTTTGGTTTATGGTCACTTGCTAGTGTAGTATTTATTTGTACTTTTTTACCATCACCAAAACTTAAATCTTTTTCTTTTAAGGCAGATATATCTATTCTACCTTGAGCTTTTATTTCTTCTGCTATTGCTTTTGGATTTCTACCACCTTTCCAAAATTTTTCTAGGTTTTCTGATAAAAATCTGAGTGCTCTTAACTCATTTACTAACTTTTGTAATCCTGCTACATTTTTAACTGGTATTCCAGTATTAGCACCAACTTGAGTATCTTTAAAAGTACTTCCATTCTCCATAGATACTATTGCTTCTGTTAGTAGTACAATAGTTAAAGAGAGTGATACATTAATAGGTATAAAACTAGTATGATCATGTTCCCAGCCTTTGGGAGCTTGACTTTTTGCTTTATTAAGTGCATTAGATAATTTATCTAAAGCCCCTCTTAATTCTCCAAAAGTTTCTGCTGCAGCATATTCTTTTATAACTTCAATATCTCTAGGATTAAGTAATTTAAATGCTTTTCTTAATCTTCTAAAAAACTCGTTATTAGTATTAACTTGAACTTCTAATTCTTTATTTAAAGTCTTTCTAATATTAGCAGTAGTAGTATATAACTTACCTGCATTCTCTTGAATAAGTTTATCTAGTAATACTCCTCTTCTTGTACTCTTAGATATGGTTTTATAAGAAAACTTAGAATTATAATTAATTCTTGCCATTACTTATATACCTTATAAGTATCAAGTATTCTTTTTATATGGTCTGGAAAATCTATATTATCCCTTAGACTTGTTGATACTGGATTCTGCAATGAAGCTCCAGCTATACTTAGTCTTTCCTTTCTTTCATCTTTTAAATAGTACTTAATTAAATCAAAACAAGCAAGTTTTAAATCACTAGGTGTACTACTAAACCCTGACCTATAAACAACTTTTACTGCTTTTCTGCCTCTAGGAAATGCTTTATCTCCTGAAGCTGTAGTTCTTCTTACTAAATCCATTTCAGTGTCTATAATATACTCATACTTTCCACTCGAATCTGAATTTTCTGTAATTAAAGTAACATAACTACCAGATTGGCTTTGTCTTTCTTGTACCTGACTAACGCTAACAAGAGGGCTTTCATCTACCATCACTGCAAAAGTTGAATCGTCAGTTATATCAAAAAACTCAGTTTTATCCGTACTATAGTAGTCAACAAATGATGTACCACAGTAAGTTTTAACTGCCTGACTTATGGAAGGAATAATTACATTAAGTTTTGCGTCTTCGTTCAAGCCCTTTATGCCTGCGAAGTCTTTATATTGCTGTAATGTTACTAAGTTTGCCATAATTCATAAAAGTGTGGGGATAGGCTCCCCACAAGCCATAACGTTAGCTATTAACTAGCTTTGTAGTTTCTGATGTGAACTGATGTTGCACCATTAATCATATCAGTGAAACCAAGTCTTTGTGAAGCCACAAGGACTCTTCTTTGGTTTTCTACGTCATAATCAGACTCGACGGTTACGCCTCTGAGTCTTGGCATTACATAGTTTCTTGCATATACTGCACAAGCCATTGTTTTGTTAACAGCTGGTGTAGCAAACTCGTCGACTAGTAATATTCTTGAACCGAATACTTGGCCGATCTCTCCAGATAGCTTAGTTGCCATGTCGCCAACTAGGTTAGCATCTTGGAACTCTGCATCTTCGAGTAGTTCGAAATATGCTCTTTGTGAAACAAGGTATAATACCTCTGATGGATTTACACCATATTTACCCATGTTTTTTCTCATATCAAGTAACTGAGCAGCTGTTAGTTTATCACTAGCAAAAGCTGTTCCAGATACAGTAACGTGAGATCCACTTGAGTTATCAGCTGTAGCTAATTGAATTAAACCATCAAATGCACCTGATGAATAAACGCCGTTTGCATTGTTACCTGCTAAGATGGCATTTTCGATACCTCTAGCATGTGCTCTTACCATTGACTCTCTAATTAAAGGTAGTATTGGCATGATAGCGTCTTCTTCAGTTTCATTACCAATGAATGATTTTGAAATTAGTTTAACTGTTGAAAGAGTTTTCTCTGTTAAGTCAACACCACCTGCTGAACCAGGGTTATATGCGTCGCCTCTTTCCTGTAAATTACCATGTGGTGAAGAACCACTAGCTGCTTGGTTAGCTGTAAATTCAGCATACCCTGCATCTGGTAAGATTGGGATAATCATATTAGCAGAAGTCATTGGAATCTCTCTAAATAGAGGTGCTAATACCAATTCGTTCTGAATGTCTCTTTCAATATTTGTTGAAACAACTTGCTCAAAGTCCGCTGAGGAAACAGCAACACCTGAATGTGCGTTTACTTTTTCCATTAAGCTCTTAGCGTAATCAGTATTGTTTCCTTTACCTGTTGATAACCCTAAGAATTTAGCGTCCATGATGTCTGCTTCAAATTCTTTTTTCCAGTCGCCTGTACCAGTTCTGTCTGAGAAAATTCTTTTTGACTCTCTGATATTCATGATTTCTTCTGATTTCTCAGATAATTTAGCTTCAAGTTCTTTTACAACTTTACCTAAATCTTCATGCTTTTCATTGACTCTTTTCTCAACATCAGACATTAACCTTTCAGCTCCTGTTAAACCTGCTTGAATTACAGATTTGTGTTCTTCCTGTTTTGCTTCTTGAACAGCCTTTTCATTAGCTTCAACTTCTGCAGCTTTTTCAGCGGCTTCGGTTGCAGCTTTTTCTTCTGCTGCCTTAAGTTCTGCTTGTTTCATTGCATAAGAAGCAACTGCTTTTTCAGCAGCGTCTTTTGCAAATTTGTCCAAGTCGAACTCTGGAGAAGTTTCAGGATTCATTTTTTCTTCTGACATATCAGTCTCCATTTTTTGGGATTTCTCCCCACTTGGCTGCTCAACTTTCACAGCGTCTGCTGTTGCATCTGAGTTAGCCTGTATAAATTGCTTTTTGAATTTATCATAATCTTCCATATTATCAAAGGACTTTGCTAAAGAGAACGTTGCTCCCTGATTGCAAGGTACTGATACTACGGAAACTTCAAATAATTCCGCGTCTTTTATTTTATATCCGTCAGTTTCGGTCATATAATCTGCATCCTTGACTCTGAAGCCGACAGAAAACGCTCCAAGGACACCATCTTTAACTAAATCTTTTACATCACCAGCAGCTTTAGAAATCCTTGCAGAAATCTCAAGCCCCTTGTCAGTGACCTCTAACCCAGTTGCTCTACCGATAGGTCTATTGTAGTCATGGTTAAAAAGTAGAACAGGATTACCTTTATAGTTTTCCAATCCACCTTTAGTCCATGCATCTGGCTCGATAATATCACCAGCTCTATCTAGTGCATTTGTACTTGCAGAACCTTTGATGTCGATACCGCCATCATCAGTTTCGCCTAGGGCTTTAAAAGTATTAGTCCAGTGAAAGATTTTATTTGACATCTTTTTTCTCCACCTTCTCCTTAACAGGAGCTGCTTTTGGTTTTTCAACCTCTACAGGAGTGATAGAAACAGGATATCTTACTTTCACTACATTTAAAATTCTATTCCATGAACCAAAGTTTCTCTTTAGTAGATAATCTTTGACAGGAACATCATTTCCATGTGATTTATAAGTAGCTAATTCCATAGTTTCAACGCCATGTTTGGCGAAGAACTCAGAAACAGCTTTTATCATCATATCTTTTGTCATAATTTATTCCTCTTCAGAAGGAGTCTCTGTTGGTCGTCCTCCTTGCTCTGGATTTGTTGCTGAACCTGCTAAATTTACAGGTATACGAGGTTCGTCAAATCCTTCAATTGGTTCTTTTCCAATAGCTTCTCTAGCTTCATTAGTACTTATGATTCCTGTATTCACAAGTGTTGCATAGTAAGCTGCTTGGTCTCTTAACTCGGGTTGTAGAGCAGGAATTCCTGTCACATCTTCATTAAGTTCGAATCCAAAATATCTTTCCATAGCATAACCTATCTTCTTAACTATAGGTAATATAGTTTCTAAATAATATAGTCTATGATTTGGTCTTATGTTTGCATTATTACCACCATCTAATAAGATAGGTGGTATTCCCATGCTTTCGAGAATTATCTTCTCGGTAGCTTTTATTGAATCTTGAAAGTCTAACTCTTTAAAGTTTACTTTAGAAAGAGAATCTACTTCAAGGCCTCCATCAAGTATTAGGGGTCTTCGACCACCAGTATTTGGATTATATCTCATACTCCAAGCTGTTAACATTCTTTCTTTAATTTTCTCAGAAAGAGTATTAGGGCTTTTAAGTACTAATCCTGGAACTGCTCCATTTTTAAAAAAGTTATCTTGAAACTTTCTCATACTTCCAAGTATCTGCATAGTTCTATATGCAGGTTTTAATCTTGGAACTCCACGATATATGGAGTTAAAACTGTTTTCTTTAATATGTATAATTTCATTAACACTATAATCAATACTGTTATCAAATACATATTTGTCAATGTATGTTTCATCATCTGAATATATAGTTACCTTTTCTGCAGGTAAATGATACATATGAGCACCATCAAAATATATAAATATATTACCATCAATTAGTAAGTCAATTATCAGATTTCTTTTAAATGTACTTACGTCTTGAAATGGATTTGGTTCTTTATTCAGTAATGTGTCTACTTTTACCCTACGAATATTCTTTACTATGTTGTTAACGCCTTGTCTTTGTTCTCCAACGACAAAAGGAATTTCTGCAACATCATCTACTATCATGTTGACTGCTCTGTTAACAACTTCTAAATCTTCGTAGGCATTTTTATAATTTGTAACTATTTCACGTGAGTCAATAGTCATACCCTCATTTCTGGATATAACGTATTGCGAAGGATTTAATTTTTCCTCCGTTTCAGTATTTCTGCCTATAAATCTATCGTACCATGCCATGTTTTTCTCTTTGTAACTCGACCCATCTTTCTTGTTTCTCTGCTGTGAATAGTTTGGGTCGCTGTCCATAAATTGAGTGTAATCTCAGATGGTGCTGATGGCAGAGAGTAACTGTTTTATCAAAAACTTTTTCATGATTCTCACCAATAAAATGTTCCCGAACATCTAGGATATCTTGCTCAATCTCTATGGTTATGTTCTTATCACGTAACCAAGTTTCTAGCAGTTCGGTTAATCCGTAAAAATGGTGAAAATCTAATTTGTCTGTGCTTCCACAAATGTAACACTCGTTTTCTTTTATATATCCTGATTTAGCTTTGTCTCTCACATATTTAACTAAATCTCTCTTAAATTTCATATCTTACTCTTAAAAACAATTATACCAATATATACACCAAAAGTCAAGAAGTATTTTTCCCAACTGTTACTAAAACGAGGTGGCTGTAGTTTCAAATGTATACAACGCATATCGCATAGCATCAGCCATATGCGATGCTCCGTCATGTTTGGGTCTTTCTTTCATCAGATTAGGGTTTGGATCCCATTGATATTGATCAAGACATGTTATTGCTTCTCTACAACTCTGATTTACAAATAGATCATCATTATCAACTATTCCTGCTACATGTCCAATTCCATCTAGTACTGATTTTTTAGCGTTTACAGTACTAATGCCATAGTTTTGTGCAAAGTCGAATCTAGTCTGCTGAGCAGCTGAGTCAATATAAATCCAATCTATTCCCCATTTATCTATAAGTTTTTGTATTTGCTTTGCATGCTGTTCTGTTGTTCTTTCTGAATCTAGATACTCATCTAGTAAGTAGTACTTTTTCTCGTCCCAATCATATGCTATAACGCACAAAGCTGTAGGATCTTTATACCCAACATCAAGTCCTGCAAATACGTCCATTTTACTAGTGTCAAAATTATTTAGTTCTGCAATCTGAGTTTCATGATTAAATGACCATATCTGACCTTCATAAACATTAAAGTCAGCCATATACTCTTGTGCAAATTCATTAGCAGACATTGTTTTCTTTGCTTCAATAATATCTGATTCAGATACTCTTGGATTCTCATGGTAAGTAGCTTTTACACTAGCCCACTCAGGAAACTCGTCGCTAAATCCTCTGTAATAAAACTCTGCAAAATAATTATTTCTACCCCTTGGAGTAGATATAAAGATTGCTTTTGAATTTTCTTTATCGAGTGTAGGTCTTAGTGCAACATTGAAAGCATCTCTACCATCAACAAGTGCTGCCTCATCAAATATAATTAAATCATAACTTCTACCAACAACTGAGTCAACCTGATTAATCGAACCCATACGAATAGTAGAATTATTACTTAGTTCTATAACTTTATCTTTTGCATTATCACGAATCACTTCTAAGTCGAAATGCTTAATTAAGCTTCTCTGTAGATCAAATGATATTTGTGATAGTGAATAGTTTGGTGACATGAGTAATACATGACAATTTGGAACAAGACAAATAAGTTGTCCTATGATATTTGATATATAAGTTTTGCCCTGCCTACGAGAAATCGCAGCACAGATAAAACGATATTTTGGATTGTTTATTGCGTTAATAATAGCATGTTGAGAAGTATTAGGAGTAATACCTAATAAATCCATATAACCTTCAATAGGTAATTTGATGAATCGATCTTCATCAAACTCCATCAAGTACTTAGTCTCTACGTCGGCTCTGCTTGCTTCAATCAATGTAAAATCTCAGGGGTAAATGGGTTTTCTTCTTCGTCGAGTAGTTGATTTTTCTCAACGACTTTAAGGAGATATAAATAAGCACTACATAGCTTAGAGTAGTTTAACTCTGCTCTTGTAAGTTTCTGCCCTTCAAGTTCTTTTTCTGTGAACTTCATAAGTGCTTTTGTTACTTGGAGTGTAGTTTCATCTAACCACACCTTTCTTGTATCGACTGTCGGTACTGCCATTATTATTTCCTTTTTCTTCTAATTCCTTTAACATGCTTTTGAGACTTAGGGGGACGTTTCTTAGAACCTCCTTTACCTGCCCAAAAGACTTTATTTGCCCAGTAAGCTGCGGAAGATTTACCCTTACGGATATTTTTTCCATGTCTAGCTTTGAAGCTTTTTCTAGCTTCTGGACTATAATTATGACCCATGCCTTGCGCTCCGAATCTAATTATCTTTACTTTTCCACCTACTCTTACAGCAACAACTGCTTTTTTGGTACGGTGTTTTGGTGTTCTCTTTGGCTTATTTAAACCACTAAGACCCGCTTTCTTTAACCTAGCTTTTTCTGCTGCTGTAAGTGCCATTATCTTCTTTTTTTGAATCGTGGCTTAGGTGGATTTTTAGTCTTTCCGAACCTAGGGCCGATTCCTTTGGCTGAAGTGCCATATCTAAATGCCTCCATGCTATTAGGATTTTTAGTGTTAACTAAGGCTCCTGCAGCTGCATTCATGTCTCTAGTAATTCCTCTTTTGAGAACATGTTTTCTTATTTTTTGAGTACCATGTTTCCCAGTAGGACCGCTTAAAAATTTAGCCATTTACTTTCTCCTTTTCTTTCTCAATGCATTAGTATATGCTTTATGAGAACTTCCTGGCATGAATCTCTTGGTTTTACCTCTACCATGAGAGTGTATGCCCTTTAATCCCAGTCTTGTTGCTGCTTTCTTAGCAGGACCTGGTGATTTATAAACATGTTTGTTTTTTAAAAATGCTGTATGTTTTTTCTTATTTAGTGCCATTTCTTAAATAATTTGTCAGTCTAGCTTTATTGTGGACTGTCTTTGGTAGTTTTGATAGCTCTCTAATCTTCTTAATTTGTTTTTGTTGGTTTTTCGTTCTTCCAACTAATTCTTTTAGTAGAATATCTATAATTTGCAAGTCTTTGATTAGTTCTTTTCTATTCATGGTCTCCCTTTTGGATTACCTTCTACGCCTCCTGGTAGTAGTCTTTCTTTTTCTACCCTTTTTAGCAAAAGTAGCAACGTTTCTAGGTTTGCCACCTGGGTTGCCTGCTGCTCTCTTTCTTCTAACTGCTGACGCTTTTTGTTTTTTGGTCATTCTCGCAGCTTTACTAGCAGGAACACATTTAGGATATCCTCCTTTGCCTTTACCTTTGGCAGACTTTCTTCCGCAGGGTTTATAACCACCGCCTTTTCTTGGTCGAGATATATCTACCCAACCTTCTTTAAACCATTTTGTAAGTCCGCCTGTATATTTAGCCATTTTTTGATTTGCTTTCAGCTGCCATCATTTTATCTTTGATGTCTACTGAGCCGTCCCAGTTCTTGTCTTTGCCTGTTACAATATTACAAAACTGAGTCCATTTATGTTTGATATAATCAATCATCTTTTTTTAACTCCCATTCTAAAACGTCCGCCTCGTTTTTTATAAGTTTTAACTAACCACCCATTTGCATATGCGGAGGGGTATACTTTAAATTTTCTTTTTGCCTGCGCTTTAACTCTAGCGTATAGAGCTGGATTGGTAGGCACGGGCCGTTTTTTAGCCGCCTTTCTTTTTCTTGCCATGTCTAAGTTCCATTAGCTTTGCTCTGTCTTGCTGTATAATACAGGCATGAGGAGCTTGATTATTTCCTCCCTTGGAAAATGTAGGGTGAGACCATAAATATTCACATTTCTCTTGGCAATCATTTTGTTGTGCCACTATGTCATCAATCGCGTTTAGCGTTAGGTCATCTACTACATAAACTAGAGCGTCATAGGGTTGGTGTTCCCAGTTTGCTTCCGTTAGTTCTAAGAGTTCTCTATCAAAAGGAATTATCTTTATCTTACCTTCAAGATAGCTCTTATAACTCCACGGACAAACATGACGAATACTGTGAAAGTATTGAAGCCAAATAAAGTTATCCTCTACTTCTTCTCTTCTTTCCACCTTTCTTCTTTTTACCTTTCTTCTTTTTCATCTTTTTTAAGATTGATTGCTGAAGTGCTTTTGGTAATTTCTTTTGTTTAGCTGTTAAAGCCATTTACTTTCTCCTATGTCCAACGAGGGGGTTCCTCCGGACACTCTACCCATCTTATCTTAGTCTTGAGGGGCATAAAACACCCACATAATTTGCAGGTCTTCCAGAACTTGTTAAACTGTGGACACTTTTTACAAATATCATATCTTTCTTGATATGATAATTTCTTTTGCTTCATCTTAATTGAGATGGCAGTTTTTGTCTCTTTTTTCTTTGTAAGTTTTTCTTTCTTGCAAGGAGCATTTTCTCTCTTGGAGTAAGTTCTTTTTCTTCTTGTACTTTTTCTTCTTTCATTTTTATTTCCTAGTGTAATTGCCACATAGTAAATATAAGTGTAGCTGCTCCTATTATTATAGCGCCTGCACAACTTATAAGTATTGTCTCTATGCGACCTATTGATGAGTCCATGTCATCAAAGCGATTAAAACAAGTCTTCCATCTTTCTTCACACATTGCTTCATGACTAGACATTCTACCATCTAATTTAGCTATGTCTGCTGTATTCTTTTGAATTTCTGAATCCATTTGCTTATTCCTTGTTTGCTCCCGTTAGTTGATTATCAACTATGATTAATTATACCAAAAATCGTACCTGAAGTCAAGTACTATTTTTCGATGGTGTAGATTTTAACTGGTTCGGACTTTCCTTTGACCGTAACTTCGTCTAAAAATTTGTAGTCATATCCATCAACCATACTGTGCTCAGATATGATAAGACTAGTGTCATAATTTTTGCAACTAGACTCTAGACGAGCTGCAAGATTAACAGAATCCCCAAGCACACTGTAATCGAAGCGACTGCTACTCCCAAAGTTTCCGACCACGCATAAACCTGTGTTGATTCCCGCTCCTGTATTAATTTCATCCAAGCCTTCCTCTCTGAGTCTTTCATTGAGTTCTCCTAATGATTCTCGCATTTCGAGAACCGCTTTGGTTGCATTTTCTACTTGATTGTCATCATCAAGTGGTGCACCCCAAAATGCCATGATACAATCTCCCATATATTTATCGATTGTGCCACCATGTTTAAGTATGATTTGTGTTTGATTATCAAGAAATCTATTTATAAGTTCAGTGAGCCCTTGTGGATTTTTCTGATATTTTTCTGAGATTGGAGTAAATCCTCTGATGTCAGAAAAAAGAAAAGTCAGTCGTTTGGTCTCCCCACCCAATCTCAGTAATGTTGGGTCTTTTTGTAATTTTTTAACTAAGTCAGGACTAACGTATGTCCCAAATTGTTGTTTGATTCGAAGTTTCTGTTGATACTCCGATAGGAAACTTAGGAAAGTATGATAAGACCAAAATAAGAACCCGAGTACGATTGTAGCGGAAACGTCATACAAGTAAGAAGATTTAAGTAAATAAGTTGCTAAATATCCTTGACCTACTAATAAAGCAACCAATATGGGCACGCTAAAATATACGCTTCGACTTGCAAAAAGTATTAATAACATTGATGCAAGTAATATTCCTAGCTCTGCAGACAAAGCCCATGCTGGTTGACTGAATGACTTTCCTTCAATTAAATTGTGTAGTACATTTGCTTGTATTTCGTGTGGATATACAGAACCTCCTGCAGTAGGTACTGGATTTACCACGCCTTCTGCTGTAACTCCGAATATAACAAAAGGAGCTGGTATTGGATCTTCCATATACTGAGATGCTGTTTGTCTGTAGAAAGATACATTAGAATTTATCCATATTCTTCCGTTTGGGTCTGTGTTTATAGGATTGTAATTAGGTATACGTATCCACTCTACTCCTTGACTAGTCTTAATTTGGTAACTTGGGTCACCGACAGCAACTCTTAACATCTCTAATCCAAATGAAGGATATATTTTATTTCCTGAACCTACGACTACTGGCAAACGCCTTACGACGCCGTCTAACTCCGGACTTGCATTTATCAATCCTACGCCTTCTGCGTTTTCCTGTAAGATGGGTAGTTGTCTTAAAATTCCTGGGTACTGTAATAGCCATGGTAGTGGGTCCTCTCCTAATTGAGCAGTACCTACATGTGGTCCTGACTCAGATGCTTGTGTTGAAGCTGCATAAGCTAACACGGTTGGTTTATTTGTCATAGCTGCTGATAATCTATAATCGTTATTTTTGCTACGTAAATCTGCATCTGGCATAAGTATAGTAAACCCCGGGACTCCTGCGGTTCTTTCTATCATGCTAGCAAATAAACTTCTTGGTAGAGGATATCCTCCATAAGCTTCTACTATTTCTTCATCTAGGTCGACAAGAAGTATATTCTCATTTTGAACTGGTTCTTGAGTTGACATTAAGTAGTCAAAACTTTTTAGTTCTGCAATTTGTAAAGGATAAGGATTCCAAATTAGTAATCCTAATATTACAAATATAGATATTATTTTATTTAACATGGATTTATATTTTGTCCTGTTATATGATGATAATTAGCTCCTGTTCTGCAAGCCGTTTCATAGTGATAAATATTCTTTATTATTATGGCTGCAATTATCCAATTTACCACTACAAGTTGACCCTCTTCTAAATTAGCTGCAGCAACCGGTACGGTAGCAAGTTTTTGTACTAAAAATTGCGCAGCAGATGGCTTTCCCGGCAATAAAATATTAGCCTCGTATAAATTAGGGTGATTTCTAGTCATATGATATGAGGTTGTCATATCTATTGCATTAAGAATATAAAAAGTTTTTAATTGCCTTTTAGTTGGTTCATTTTTTACATCTATAAATCTAAGACGTTTATTTATTGCTTCTTGTATTAAAAATGAGTCTTCTTCTATTTGTCTAAAATCAAAATCTGTTTCTGGTAAAGTTAAATCTAATTCTTGAGCATGTAGAGGATTTGCAAAATATAATAATGCTCCTCCTACTAGTAGTAGAGCTAGTAATCCTCTCATAACTTTTTCCTTCATACTTGTTCTTTTTGGTCTCATGACCTTATATTTATATTCCATATTGTGTTCCTTATTGTTGTGTTATGCTTATAGTCTTTGTACAATTTTGAGTACAGTTAAAAGTAGCTGTATATGTTTGATTAGTTGCTCCTAATTGAGTTACATCTACATTATATCCAGTTGTATAAAATTTCATATTTGCTACATGAGCTCCTGTTCCATATTGTGTTAAGTCTACTTCATTATCAGAGTTGTAAAAGAATATATCTGCATCCTTATTACCACTACCATATTGAATTACAGTAGCCGAGTTATTATGTGCGCCTCCATTTCCATAGATGTAAGAATTGTGTTGTCCAGTACCATATTGATTTACAGTAATGTCAGAGTCATCTCCAAAAAAGAATATCTTAGCATATTTATTGTTTCCTGTTTGAGTTGTTGAATAAACGTTATCATCTCCTGAGCCTAAGGATTCTGCATGATTACTATTTCCTGTTTGAGTAATAGTTACTGTATTATCATCTTCGTCTTGATCAATGTATGCATAGTTATCATTTCCATCTATAGTTACAGTGGATGAATTTCCTATATTGTTTGACCATACAGTAAACATTTTAACAGTATTACTGTTACCTTCTACAGTACTACTCCATACAGCATTTGTACAACTATGACCGCTGTAGTTAGCTCCTAGCACAGTACCGCTTGAGTTTGCCCCACAAAGAATAGTAGTAGTATTACCATTTCCTACCTGCTTGGTAGTGATTTGATTATTAGTACCTTTAGTAATAATTGTAGTAGAATTATCTCCTGCAAAACTAAGGGGACTGATTAATAATAATAACGTTATCGCCCGCACCATTTATATTTACCTCCAATATTACTCCTGCGTTGTTTATATATAAATAAGTACCTGCATTTATATCGATACCTATATCGTAATTGTTTTGTCCTTCGTGTACAAAGTAAATCATTCCTTCTTCCACAAAAGTGTAAGTTTGGTATATTGGGTCAAAACCTGCAATAATACCTTCGAGTTCTACTCCATTTAATTCTGAAGTTTGGTTTCTTTTTCTACTAGTAGTCTCCACTAATGCTAATAAATCTACAAGAAACTCTACGCTTAATAAGTCAATGTCTATTCTTGTAACTTCTTTGTTCTCTTCGTCACATTCCTCTACTAGAGCATCGCAATTTAAGTCTGGTGCATCTTCAAAGAAATCTTTATCTAAATCTGCAGTAGGTGATACACTGGCTTGTTGTTGTTCTACTGCTTGTTCGACTTCTTCAGGTCTTTGAACTATTAACATATTATCAATTAGTCCAAGTGTCATATTTGCTAAAGTAACAGCTTGTGTGGGTGGTTGTTCCCATGCTGAAACCATGGTCGCTTGAAAAGGTTCATTAAGAACTTCTACTCCAGATGCTGTTGTAACAGTTATCTCACCTGAAGAAGAGCCGTCTTTATTTGGTAGTAGTATAACTAAACTTCTGCCTAATTCATCTACAGTAGTTGTAAAGTCTGTACCACGAATACCAATAGTTGCTGTTGGAGTATTAATAGTTATATTTTCTTTATTAATTTTTCCAAAAGCTCCTGAAATAAATCGAGCTGTCCCAGATGCCATTTGAAGAGACATTTTACTCTTACTTGGATCTGGGTCAAAAATATATTCGTCTATAATTAGTTTTGAGTGTTCTGTTAGTCTAACTATAGAGTCATCTAAAAATTCAATTGCAAGTCTACCGTTTCCAGTTCTTACATCATCGAATGAAAAGATATCTGAGTCTAGTTCTGCGGTTAAAGCTTCACTAGAGTTTACTCTAGTAATCTCCCCGTTTCCTTTGAGCTCAGATATCTCTCCTATTTCTGTTGAAAAGGCTGGTATACTGAAAAGTATTAACAGCCAGATGCGCATTGATCTACATCAATAGTACCATTTGAAGTGGTAGATATTATGTTTGCAACGTTCGTACTTGCAGTATCAGTTTGGTCAATAGTTACAGTATTAGAACTTCCAGTTAAAGATGCTGTGATTTGATGGTCAGCAGAACCTGTCTGAGTAGTAGTAATACTATTACTGTTCCCACTAATAGTCCAATTATTTATACAACCCACAACTTCACAAGTACCTGTTACAGCATTTGAAGTTCCTGTTATACTAAAGTCAGTGTTGGCTCCAGTAGCTGTCGAAGCAGCACCCTGAGTCCATGAAAGAGTATTACTGTCACCAATCGTGATATAATCAAAATCAGAACTAGCAATATCTCCTGAAGCTCCACCTGCTAAAGTAGCAGTGTTACTATCACCAGTGACTCTGTAAGTCCAACTAGATGAGTTGCCTTGAAGTAGTGAAGCCAAGAAGGAGTTAGTATCTCCAATCTGGTCTATGTCTACTGTCATTGAAGTACCTGACAAAGTTGCTCTATTTTGAGATGTACCAACATTGTTAGTAGCACCTATTTGGTCAATAGTCAAAGTAAGTCCTGTACCTGTTTGAGTAATATATAAATCATTATTACCCGCGAACGCTGTAAAAGATAGAACAATCGCGAATAGTCCAATTATCTTTTTCATTCTTTTTCTCCTAGGCTTGAGTAGTCGAAGTCCCAAACCTCTTTTTCGAGTCCCTGTATAACTAAGCCATATACTGCTGCTTCTATAGCAGCTCTTACAGCTTGCCCTACAGGCTCGTTCTCTGTACTACCACTTTCAATCTCAACAAGTTCTGTACCAAGTTCTATAAACCTGAATACATCTCCTCCGCCTCCAGTAGATAGTATAGTTTTTGTGGTTGTAACATTTAACAGAACTTCGCCTGTTTGAACTAATACAGCTCTTAATGTTACCGTAACGATGTCCTCACGATATTGATTCTTCATACCTATTCCTAGATATCGAGCACCGTTACCCCCAGTTCTTATGTTAGTATCGTAACTAACAATACCACCTTCTATAATCATTCCTGCATATAGTAGTGGTTTCAAAATTGTTTTTCCATCTGCCCCTTTATTATAGGACTCAAAAGTACTTCTTACAAGTTGTCTTTCTTTTGTTAAAGCATCAAGTCCAGTTCTCTCTACAACTACAAACCAGTTTCCTCTGCCTGCATCTCTTAAAGCTTCAATCAGAATATGATGTGCCCCCTGAGTTACAGCAGTACTAAAACTTGCTATATTGTCTCCGCCTTTTCTTTGGCCAGAGTTATCCCCAAAGTTGTATACTGCCACAACAGTTTTTTGATTAGGGTATGGTAAATTAAGTAATTGCTGAGTAGCACTTGGTTGTATGACAGGGCCTGTCTTACATATCATTTTATCAGTACCTGCTTTTGCAAGTCCTGTTACAACATCTTTATTAAATCCTTCTTCAAACCTATAACAGTTATCAAAGCTTTGTGGTGCTCCAAATGAAGCACAGCCAACAAGTAATAAGGGAGCTAATACTTTAGCCAGATGCGCAGTCACTAAAACATCCTCCGAAGCTTCCAACTGGTATTTCGATAGTTGTTGTTGATATCAACACTCCATCTAACCATTCTTCAACTACTAGAGTGATTGTGACTCCATTGTTTGTCCAAATTATTCTGTTACCTTCTAACCAGATTTCTCCAGTTACAGGATTTTCTAGGGTACCAGGATTGTTATAATCAAAAAGAGATTCTGATATATCCTTTGCAAGTGTGCTATAGATTCTGCTTTCTAGATTTCTTAAGAATTTTGCAAGAGTTGTATTGTCTGCCTCTCTTTGAGCTTCATCTAGTGCATCTTGAGCTTTTTGATATAAAGCTTCTTTTCTTGTTCTTTCTTGTTCATCAATAGTTAAATAGTGTGCGGATTGATTAATCCCACTAAAACTAGGTGAACCAAATTTATGTACCAATTCTGTAGCATTTAAGTCTACTGCGATTACTACAAACGTTAATACTAGTAGTGCTCCTATTACGGCATTTGATACTCTATTATTTAATTTTCTTTCGTTCATTTTCTTTAAGTTGTAAAACTGTGTCCAGTTTCTTTTGCAGACGAATCATATCATTATCTAACATTCTTATTTGATCGATAAGTTGTAAAATAGTAATTTTCATTTCTTCGATTGCAGGGTCTATTTTTTCTGTTACTGTAGTCCACACAAAGTATACAAAATATCCTAATCCCACCATTGCAACAACTGGGAATCCAAATTGTTGGATAGCATCAATCACGTCTTGCATCTATACTTCCTGATTCTACAAAATTTTCTGCTCTTGCTATTTTGTCTAAGTCTGGCGTAAGTCCAAGAGCTGAACTTACACTCATATCTATTTTAATCATATCATTGTTCATTGCTTTGATACGAGTAATTAACATCTTAGAGATTCCTCGAACTTCTTCTGTATCTCCAACAACGTCATCCATAATTTTTCTTATAATTAAAAAGATAAAACCACCCATAAATATTGCTGCCGCAATGGGTGCTCCAACTTGTCCTATAATATCAAATACTTCCATTATACCTCTATTGCGAATATTTTATCTTCGTTTACTTTTTCTATGTCAAAATTTATTGAAACCCCACAACCGCATGATGATTGCTCTTTAGGGTTGATAAATTTAAATAGTTCATTTAGTCCTTCTCTCTGAAAGTCTAACGTCATGCCTACTAAGTAAGGGACTGATAGTTTATCTATCAAAACCCTAAATTTTCCGAAATCCAGTTCCACATCTTCTTTGCTTGGTGTACTATTAGTCCTATCAAAGACATACTCAAAACCAGCACACCCCCCACCAGTAATACCCAGGCGGATGCCAGAAAATTGCTCTGCTTTCTGTTTCTCCAGAATCTTGGTGATTGCTTCATTAGTAATCTCTATCATGGCATATTGTCTCCGTAAAACTCTCTGCACTGCTCCTCAAAGTCAGAATCCCAATATTCATCAGTTTTCTTTTTATTCTTGTGAACTTGCGTTCTACCATGCTTTGGTGTCTTTTTCCGACCAAATATTTTATCCCAATTGTCTCTAAATTGTTGCTCGTTTGTTGGTCTTCTTTTGCTTCCTTTTCCCATCTTCTATTAGTTTCACGACTTTATGTATTCTGCCGCTCTTCATCATCTTGTGAAATTTTTTGGTTATGTTTTCTATATCCAGTTTTCTTCTCCCAGTTTAAGATAGCTTGTTTTATACTATCTTGTGCTAAGACTGAACAGTGTAATTTTATGGGCGGCAAATCTAATGCCTTTGCGATGTCCCTATCTTTTATTTGTTTTGCTTCTTCTATAGTTATTCCTTTTAACATATCAACGAATAAAGTAGAAGATGCTATTGCACTTCCACAACCATAGGTTTTAAACTTGACATCTATGATTCTATCATCGTGGTCTAGTTTGAGTTGTAGCTTCATGACGTCTCCACATGCAGGAGCTCCTGTCATACCTGTTGCTACATTTGGGTCTTTTGGGTCGAATCTTCCAACACTAAATTGTTTTGGACTATTCAGTACTCCATAAAATCTTTCGTTTACTTCTTTACTATACGGCATTACTTTTCCTTAAGTAACTTTTTCATGAGCTCACCATAGTTTCCTTGACCAAATGGAACTTCCCCATTGATCTGAACATTGGTTTGATTTTTGACATTTTGTGCTTTTGCTTTTTCTAAATCGGCCTGTGCTTTAATCTCGTCCATTCTCATTTTATGTGCCATTTGAAGTAAGTCTGCTAAGTCTTTATTAGTATATATTTCTGATTCTTCAGCCTCTTCCATTTTTCTGTCAATGAGGTCATCTAGTGCCTCTGCGAGTTTAAAGCGATTTCTATATCCAGTATCTAAGTACACTTGGTCAATATATCCTTTGACCTCTCTTTTAGCAAGTACTTCTGAGACTTCACTCTCCTGTACTTTCAATCGTGCACATACTGCTGGGATGTTTCCCAGTTCAAGGTACGCGTTAGCTACTTCAAGTCCTTCTGGACTTATTCTTGTTGATATTTCATTCTTCATAATGCAATTATACCAAATTTTTTATCTAATGTCAAGAACTGTTTTTGTATGCTAATCATGACAAAAGCAGGTGTACGTTGTATCTTCCATTAGGGGTTTATGTGGTTTTTTAGATAAATCAAGTAATTGTATGTAACTACCTCTATTGTATCTAAAGTTTTGTCCTGAGTTCTTTTCTGCTTCTATCCACCAGTCTGCAAGTTCAGGTTTTTCTGCAAGTAGGTTTACTATAGTATTAGTTCCTTTTAGAAAACATAGGTCACAGTTGCCTGCCACTGTTTTTCCATTTATACTTGGTATATTTAAATCAAAGTAATTTTTTGACCAGAAATTAAGAACGTCTTCATTTGTTACTTTACTTTCATACAAGGGTGCAATATTTATATTTCTATCTCCACCCTTTCGAGCATCAGTAACTCTTTTAGGTTCGTCATATCTTAGTCCTAGAGCAGCGTACCACTCTGCATGGCCTTTGCTTCTCATAAATCTATTAATTACCTCTACTTTAAGAGTCTGAGTACAAGTTCTTTGAAATACGCTAGGTAGCTTTGATCTTTTATTAAGCATTTGAGTAAAAGGTTCTCCTTTTCTTGAAGCTGTTTTATAACTAACTTCATTAGTTCTCCATATAGGTCTTGTCTCTGAAATTTCTAATTCCAACCAGTTTACCTTCACTTTCCACTCTGTTTCACATTTATGTACAAAGTCTAAAGTCTCAGGTAATTCTTTTCCTGTATTTGCAAAGCATACAAATATATCTTTAGGTAGTTTTCCTTTATATGCATTAAGTATCTTTCTTAACATATAAGCAGAGGTTCTTCCGCCTGAAAAAGAAATACATGCAGGAGTAGGAATTTTAAAAGACTTATCATAATTTTCATCTAAGTGAGAAACTGCTCTTGCACGAATAGGCCAATAGTCAGGCATACCTGTGTTTATTCTATCATACCTATAGGTTTGGAATATTCTTCCAGTAAGTTTTGGATCGTTTGTTATAATTTCTTTTTTCTTATAAGGTTGGTTTGTGTCTGGATTAAGGAGTAGTTTCTTGGCTTCGCCAGCATTATTTTCATGCCACCAAACTCCATCATCATCTATCCATTTACTCATTGTTGAAAGTAGCTAAGTGGTTTAAATATATGAGTTACAGTATTTATGTTCCAACCATTGCCACAAGCTTTATATCTTTGTGTGTCTGATACTCCCTCTGTAAAATTGTCGGGCAGTCCTTGTAATCTTTCAAATTCAATCGGAGTTAATCTTCGTACTCTATTTCCTTGTTTGATATAACCATAGTTATATCCATGAGAACCTGCACAAAGTGTTGGAGCTTTAGAATCTAAGCTGTGTATTCTATTTGCTTGACTTTTATAATTTGGATTCAAAATATCTCCGCCTTGATAATTGTCAAGTAACTTCTGGCCTGGATTATAATTATCCGCAACATCAGTCTCTACTATATCTCCTAAAGTAGTTTTGTCTAAACTGGGCGGGTGTCCTACATTGGGTATATTTGTCCAATAGTAGCGTTGTCGATTCTGGGCAGATACTGCATTAGAGTTTATGAGTACTGGCTCTACTTTCATATAAGAAGTAATTATATCTAACCATTCTTTTTTCATACGAACATTTTCTAATAAGAAGAACTTTGGTTTGCACTCTTCAAGTATACGAACGAACTCAAAGAAAAGTGCACTTCGTGGGTCATCGAAAGCTAACTTCTTTCCCGCTAGAGAGAAGCCCTGACATGGAGATCCTCCTATCAGTAAATCAATCTTGGGTAAGTAGTCAGTCTGTATATTCTTAACATTCCCGATTTGTTGATTATCAGGATAATTGTTAGAATCTATCTGTAAACAGAATTGATCTACTTCGGAGCTAAAATAATTATCGATAGTTACCCCTGCACGCTCCAGTGCAAGTCTTCCGCAACTAATACCATTAAATAAACTTAATACATTCATAATATAAATTATATCAAAGTATAGGGAAAATGTCAAGTATTATTTTCTGGGGGTATCATAATGATACGCTCTGGGCGGTCAATTGGTTTTTGAAAATTTCCCAAAGTTGTACATGAGTAGGGGCGACACATTTTGCTAGAAAACAGGTCTCATAACCGCTACCCCTCCGAGTAACCACACCAGGAATTAAAAGTCAACTTTTGTTACAGACTTATTCAATGGGATTTGACATTTAGAAAAATCTATGATCCTGGATTTTTGTTTGGGCTATTCCCGGAGTCGAAGCAGCTGTTTCAATTCGCCAAATGAATTGCTATAATGGGTTATCCCAATCAATAAAGAGAGGGTGTTTTTTAGGAGAAAATATTATGGCTATTAAGAAAAATTTACTAGCTAAGAAAATTTATGAAAGCTACCTTGAAAAAGGTTATTATTTGGAAAAGGATAAAACAGGAAAAGAGGTTAAAATCTCAACTCCTGTAATTAATCCCAATCTGAATATAACTTTTTCTGTTGCTGAATTATTAGAGATAATGAACTCAAACAGTAGAAACAGAGGATTTACTGCTGGACTATATGACAGAATGATAAGAGGTCTTATTATCGATTGCGATAATGCACACGAGGAGACAAAGGGGAGTTAATCCCCTTTGCTTTTTATTATGGCAAATTTTGATAATCAGAAACTTTATGTTTTATCTATCCCAAAAAAGAAAACTGTTATTTCTAAAATTGGAGAAACTCAGGTGGACATGAAAAAAAGGATTACTGCTTTTGGTATGGGTGGCAAATGGAAAGGCTTGGAAAGTTCTGTAAAAATAGAACTAGAAATGCCAACACTTTTAGCCCCTACGATTGAAAGATTGGTAAAGAAAACTCTACAAGGTAAATGGAAAGATAAACAAATCAAAGATAAGAATATGGGGAGAGGTTATACAGAATGGTATGACATTGCCCCATCATCTATGAAAGGAATTGTTTTTAAATCTATTCAGACCTTATATAGAGAAGATAGACTATTAAAGAAAAAACTACAGGAGAAATCATAATGGATAATTTAGAAACAAATTGCCCTGTCGAATTAATGACAGCTATAGCAGTTAGATTGGGAGAAATAAACAATGCTTTATATCCCAAATTAGATTGTATGCCCTTTTCAAATGATACTGAAATGGGAACATTAAAAGCAACATATCATTCGTTAGCTAATACACAAGCTGAACTAATGGAATATCTAAGGGGGCAACAATGACACCTAGAACAGCAAAAAATATAATCACAATGAGAGAATGGAGAAAAAAGACTTTTACAGACCTCTATGTTTTTGACATTGATAATACTATTTTTAAAGCCGTTGGTAGTTATGAAAAAGATTATGATTTACAAAAATTTATTAAAGATAATACATTTTTTAAAAATCTATTCTTAAAAAAACTCCCTGTGTTTTATGCCATTGCAAAATTTTTTGGGAAACCAAATACCCTTGTTGTCATTCAGACAGCAAGGGCTAGAAAATGGTGGCTACCTTTTGTCCTTTGGTTAAAGGGTGTTAAATATGATGTTCTTATGCAAAGACCTATTAGCAATAATCAATCTTCATCTTCATTAAAAAAGACTCAGCTAATAAATTTAATACTTTGGAGAAATATTAAAATAGGTAATGTTTTCTTTATTGATGACAACAAAGAAAATAGAGATGTTATTCAATCTTTATCTTATGCTATAACTTTTAACGCTGAAGAATTAAATAAATCAGCTATTGAAAAAGAAATAGCACAACAAATAAAAGGGAGAAAATAATGGAATTTATATTTAATCCAATAATGGCTATATTGTCATTATTTGCAATGGTTATGGTAATTGCGTATTTAGGGGCTAGATAATGGATATTACATTACTAATAATTCTTTCTGTTTTTCTTTTCTCTATTGCCCTTTTGGGAATGGAGGAAAGGAAACCAACAAAAAGACAAAAAATAAACATAAAGAAATGGAATGACTTTAAAAGAAATCTATTTAAGGGAGATGTATTTATGGAGATACAGTTCTTTTTTATAGGTTTATTTATATTAATCGCTATAACTTTTATAGCATTTAAAATGGGAGGTGTCTTATGACATATAATCAAATAGAACTCTGTATAAAAAGAGGGCATTTATTAACAACAACTGAAATCTATCAAGATTTAGAGCAGTTAGATGTTATGCTATCTTTTAGCTACAGAAATCTGACTAACCAAGAACACAATTTAGTAATCGCAACTAAATTGTTTTTAGAATATCAATTAACTTTAAGAGGAGAGCAAAATGGTTAAGCAATTAAAACTAGAATTATCTTATAAAGATAAACTTCATAATTTAAAAGCTAAAGATAGAGGTAGATTAATTTCATATCTTTATCATAACTTTTCAGAAGTTAATCATGAAAGAAGTTTAAATGGGGAGAAATGGCTACATAATAAATTATGGAAATATTTAAAAGCTAATCCCTATTCTTACAGAAATTGGGTAAAACAATTTTTAAATCAATGAAAAATAAAATACAAAAGATTGAAAAAAGTTTAGATAACTATAATCATATAATGGAATTGATAAGAACTATCATTCCATTATTGGTTTTAATTTTACAGGTTATTGTTTTATTTAAACTTACAAATTAAGATCTTCAAAATAAATGTAAAGGGAGGTTTAAACCTCCCTTTTTTTATTTCTAAAATTTGGGCTAGATCTGGGAAATGATCCTTAGAAATCTCTGGTATAAAAAATCCTATTTTTGCAGCTACTTTTATAAAATGGATAACTTTAAATTTTTTTATGCAGGAGCT